TTATATAAAGTAGGTATTACTTGGAAGCAAGGAGATTTAGTACCTGACTTTTAAGCTCGTCAATAGTACCATTATTATCAATAATATGTTTAAATTTAGTTTGTGCCCAAGCCCATTCACTAGGGTGTTGGTCAATAGGTTCAACACCTAATTCTCGATATTCACTAAACCAAGCAGGATCTTGACCACGTTTCACACGCCAAACTTCACCATTAATTTCATATAACATTTTAGCTTCATTTGGAAAACGTGTATCTGGAATAACATAGTTAAGATCTGGATTATCTAGGATTTTCTTCTTAGTTAAGCTAACCCATATACCATCATAAAATCCGTTACGCATACACTCTGTACCAAACAGTTGTAATACTAGTCTTGGTGTGATTTCACGCCCTATCTCATTAGTCCAGTATGTATCTACTTGTTCACGCCAAACTCTGCTTTCAATAGTTTTACCATCAAGTAGTTCACGGTCCCAATCAAACATTGCCGCTACGCTATCTTTTAGCTTATCTGCAAATGAGATTTTTTGGAAGTTATGCTCGTTAATTAAATAATCTGCTATTGTATCTTTGCCTGAACCAATAAGTCCACAGATTCCAATTACCATTTGATTATTCCTCATATAATGTTTATATTATACGGGAAATTTATGTAAATGTCAAGAGTTGATTTTAACCAATTGAGAAGCCGTATCCTTGGCCACCTGCGACTTGTGTTTTAAGTTCGTCGTCAAGTGCTTGGATTTCGGCAATAGCTTCGGCTTTTAGAGCATCACCATTAAGTGATGTACCACCTTGTGGACCAGCTACTGTGGCAAATTTGCTTCGTGCTTCACCAAGCATATATTTACAAGTAGCGAGTGTATAGTCTTTTAACCATTGTGTAGCCAAATAATCTTTTAATAATTCACTATCTGGACGATGGTTATAAGCATATAATAGTAATTCTTCTTGGGCTCTAGGGCGTTGTAATATTACTAATTCTTTAGTTGTAGTATTCCATTTAAATTCAATAAAACTACCAAACATTCTTCCAACAAGTTCTTGGTATTGTGAGAACAATTCATATGTAGATAACCCACCCATATTTGTACTTGCTAATAGGTAGGTATTTGTATATGCTAAATTAAATGGTTCGAATAATGTACCACCATCTCCACCACCAGTACGTGATCCTATTGAACGTCTATGTATACGTCTAACTTCAACAACTTCTTGTGGTAGAATATAAGTATTCTGGTCGATTACTGTAGGTAAGAACAAATACGATTCTTCAACAGAATTATCAGATCGTTGTCTAAATTTAGCAAGTGCTTTTTTAAGGGCTTCTTCATAATGAGCTGGATCTAGCTCAACATCAACCATGCCCCCACCTAAGGATAGGTTTACATAATCAAATACTTCTTGCTTTTGTGTAGCTAATTCGCTCATATTGTATGCTCTCCATATGTATTTATCGTAAGGCGGCATCGAATAAATACTGTTACGATGCCTAAACTAACACTATATAAACCTGAACGCGGTAATGATTATGTCTTCCTAGACAGACATATCGGCGAAATGTTCCAAGTGGGTGGAACTGACGTATTTGTTCACAAATATTTAGGCCCACATAATCCTGATGAAGCAGATGCTACGGCTGATAAACCACGATACAATGCTGTAAAAGAAACAAATATTCAAGATATGCTATTCCTTGAAAATAGGGATAGAAAGTATGATCCTGACATTTATCAGATTAGAGGAATTTATAATGTGCAAGATATTGACTTTGATATGAGTCAATTTGGATTATTCCTACAAAATGATACATTGTTTATGACTATACATATTAATAATAGTGTAAAAACATTAGGTAGAAAACTTATGTCAGGTGATGTAATAGAATTACCTCACTTAAAAGATCCTCATGCACTTAATGATTTCCAAGTTGCATTAAAACGATATTATGTAGTTGAAGATGTTAATAGAGCGGCAGAAGGATTTAGTCAAACTTGGTATCCACATTTATATCGTGCTAAACTAAAACAAATAGTAGACAGCCAAGAGTTTAAAGAAATACTTGACTTACCAGCAGAAGAAGGTTCAGCTAATACATTACGTGATGTGTTATCTACGTATGAACAAGAAATGCAAATTAATGAGGCAGTTGTTGCTCAAGCAGAAGCCGATGCACCTAAGTCAGGATATGAAACACAACAATTATATACATTACAAGTTGATAAAGAAGGTAAACCTGAACTTGTTACAACAGACATTGATACATTAGATGCTTCACAGGCAGGATTGTTAGCAGATAGAGTTAACCAAACACCTGAACGACTTGGTTATGAAGGTTACTTATTAGGTGATGGAATAGCACCCAATGGAGAAGCGTTCGGTCATGGTTTAGGATTTCCAACTACTACTATTAAAGGCGATTATTTCTTAAGAACAGATTTCTTACCTAATAGATTATTTAGGTATGATGGAACAAGGTGGATTAAAATGGAAGATGCAGTACGTATGACACTAACTAATACAGATACAAGAGCTACACAAAAAACTGGATTTATTAATAATACTGTAACATCACAAATAGCTGGCGAAACAGTTCAACAACGTCAACCTTTGTCTAAAGCAATTAAACCAAAGGCAGATAACTAATGCAACATTTTTATGATGGACAAATAAGACGTTACATTACACAACTTATAAGGTTGTTTAGTAACTTTTCTTATAAAGATGGTAAAGGTAATTTAACACAAATACCTGTAATGTATGGTGACATTACTCGCCAGGTTGGTCATATTATACGTGATAATAGTGAAAACAAAATACCTAGTGCTCCGCGGATATCAGTTTATATTCAAGCATTGGCTATGGACAGAACAAGAACAGCCGATGCAACGTATGTAGGTAAAATTCATTTAAGAGAACGTGCATTTGATAGTGAAAATAATGAATATTTAAATACGCAAGGACAAAATTATACAGTAGAACGTTTAATGCCTACTCCGTTTAATTTAGGTGTTAATGTAGATATTTGGTCAACTAATACAGAACAAAAATTACAAATAGTAGAACAAATATTAACATTGTTTAATCCAAGTTTAGAAATTCAAACAACTGATAACTATGTTGATTGGACAAGTTTAAGTGTAGTACATTTAGAAAACATTACATTTTCTACTAGAAGTATTCCTATTGGTACAGAAAGTGAAATTGATGTTGCACAATTAACATTTGAAACACCTATTTGGTTATCACCTCCAGCTAAAGTTAAAAAGCTAGGAGTTATAACAAGTGTTGTAATGAGTATTTTTGATGAAACTAAAGGTACAATTGACTTAGGTTCAGCAACACCTGAACTTGTAAGATATGATGATTCACCAGCACAAGATGTTAAAGGTGATCCTAATGATGGAACATCTGAACGAACTGATGCTGTGTCGTTAGCAATTACTACGTATAAAGATTATGATGCAATAGTAACTAATAATATTGTTGTACTAGGTGATAAAGGTATTGCGGGTGAAATTAATTGGCGTACAGTTTTAGATGCATTACCAGGTCAATATATAGCAGGATTAAGTAAAATCTATTTAAGCAGATTAGATTTAGGAAGTGTTATAGGAACTATTGCACTTAATGAATTAGATGAAACACAACTTATTGTAAACTGGGATACAGATACAATTCCAACTAACTCTATATTTGACGGACCAGCAGTTACTAAAGGAACTATTGATTATATAATTGACCCAACAAGAACTAATCCTACAGATATTAAAGCAAGTGGTACTAGAATTTTATTACTAGGTGATATTGGAGCTGAGACTAATGTAGATGGTGCAGATGCTTGGAAAGATATTAATGGTAACGATTTACTTGCGTCAGTAAATGATATAATTGAATGGGATAATAATGCTTGGACTATAGTATTCAATGCTAGTGATAATGATGGATCTGATTCAACTGTAGATATCAAATATACAACCAACCTTAATACCGGTATCCAATATAAATGGGACGGTACAGCATGGACATTAAGTTTCGAAGGTGAGTATCGAAAAGGCACTTGGCGCCTAGCACTTTAGCATAATTATTAGTATGACTAATATTATATGTAGTGGTGCCCTCTTCTACACATTAGATACGCAAAGATTTTTATTTTTACATAGAGTCCAAAGTAAACAAAGTAATGTTTGGGGTCTTGTAGGCGGTACTAATGAAAGTGAAGAAATTCCATTCCAAGCATTACAAAGAGAAATTAAAGAAGAAATTGGTGAACAACCTCCTATAGTAAAGTCTATTCCTCTAGAAACATTTGTTAGTAGAGATGACAAATTTAATTTTCATACATATCTTTGTGTTGTAAAAACAGAATTTATTCCAAAATTAAACGAAGAACATAATGGATTTGCTTGGGTAAGTTTTAATAACTGGCCTAAACCATTACATCAAGGGCTACGTAATACATTACAAAATAAAGCAAATTTAACAAAATTAGAAACAGTATTTAAATTAATATCGTTGATGGAAAAAAATGATTAAAGTATATGGCGATATTATGCTTGATCGATGGATTATTGGAACTGCTGAAAGAGTATCACCAGAAGCAGATGTTTTAGTTTTAAATGAAAAGCATCAAAAATTTAATTTAGGCGGAGCCGCCAATTTAGCAGTTAACTTAAAGCATCTTGATGATGATGTAGAATTATATGGATCAATAGGTAAGGATA